GAATATATATTAACAATGTAAACAAACAAAAACAAACACGTTCTTTAAATAATATATAAATAGAGCTTCACAGCTATATTTTTATTTAAGTAAGTATAATAAAAGTATATCCGTGCAGCGCTAGTAACTGCACGGATTATATATTCAGATTAGAACATTTTTTGCACAAGATCTAATCTAGATATTATTTACTGAGACTCGGCTTCTGCTGAGTCTTTGTCATCACTGATTAAAATCGGAAATGGATGACCTGGTTTTGCACGATGAACCACTCCATTTTGATCAGTGAAGGAATAACGAAAAATAAGCTTCATTATTCTTACCTCCTAATTATTAAATTACTCTGGGCCTGTCCCAGTAGCCTGGTACTCTGTTTTTTATTTTCAAGTGTTTATCTTCTAAAAAGTACTAGCATTTTAATTGATGCAACTCTAGTAATAAAAAAGTCCTGTACCAGCATGAGGCTTAGGCGATTCATTACTGGCCTGACGACCAGGTGGTTGTTTAGAACCTACGCCTCATGTTGACACGGGACTAGCCAGATTTTTAATGAATTCATTAATCTGCGCCACCACAGCGCGTATATTATTTACCTCCACGGCTTCATTAAAAGCCTAGACTGAGTTTATTATAGCATAATTTTATACAAGTAAAGCGTTTTCCACAGCAATTTTTTAAAGATTACAAAAAACCATTACCTCAATGGCTTATGGCATTGATTATTGTTATGCTTATTGTCTAGTATATGCTAGACAAATACGACATTCTAAGGTAAAATATAAACACGGCAAGACGTATACTGAGCTTTAGTTAGTAAGTGTAGTATATTCCTACACCGACGTATATGCTGCTACAAAGGTACTCTTCGGGGTACCTTTCTTGATTCCCCCTCACCACTTATGCTTGCAAACTATGGGGATTGTTGTATATTTGGGGTAATAGAATTTAATCTTTAGGAGATTTCGCTATGGCGGAAGAAAAATCTACGACAACCGATAAAAAACCAGTTTACAAAAAGTGGTGGTTCTGGGTAATTGTAGCTATTGTTATTATTGGAATTTATGGGCAGGGGAAGAATAACGATAGTGGAACTCCAATGCATAGCACAAAACAAGTTACAGTTATCGATTTTAAAGACATGAAATATAATGATATCGCAACATGGTGCGAACAGAATAAGGTGAACTGCACAGAAGTTAAAGAATATTCAGACACAGTGACCGCTGGTGGATTTATTAGACAGTCCGTAGCAGCCAATGAATCAACAAATGAAGGTACTGCGATCAATGTGGTTTATTCCAAGGGCAAGGCTCCTACCGTTAGTCAGCAGAACGCAGTTAAAAAAGCTGAGAGTTATCTATCATTCGCTGCATTTTCAAGAGACGGTCTAATCAAACAACTTGAATTTGAGAAATTCCCAGAAAGTGATGCAATTTACGCGGTTGATCATATTACTGTCGACTGGAATGAACAAGCGGCTAAAAAGGCTAAATCCTACCTTGACACCACTTCTTTCAGCCGTGATGGCCTAATTAAGCAACTTAAATTTGAGAAATTTACTCAAGCACAAGCTGAATACGGCGTTAGTAAAGTTGGCTTATAGTAACTAGACATATTATAGCGCGGGCGCTCTAGATATCTAGGACGCTCGCATTTTTTAGGAATGATCGGGCATTTATGCGGTCGACCATGCCGTTAAAGTATTCTTCGCCATCAATATTCACAATCAGTGGTAATTTCTGCATTTTTTCAGCAGGTTCGTTAATTACAGAGTGTTTAATATCAAAATCAAACTCAGAGCCAATACTAGGGCTAAAATCTAATTTGCTATTAATCTCGGCACTTAATTCGCTAGCAGACTTCACCATGTTGCCTAGGTTAGACTCAAAACCAATGTTCATACCTTGGCTCATATAATCGCCAATCCCCATAAAGAGACGGGATGGAGAGTGGATGCCTAGAAATTTTTTAACGCTATCCACGGCACCCGAAAACATGTTTTTCATATTATTAGCGATGTTACCAATACCATTTTTGAGACCGTTCCAAATGTTTCGGCCAATGTCACTGAAAGTTTGCCAAGCTCCAGAGAACGCATTTTTTATATCATCCCAGCGCTGGCTAGCCCAGTTCGCAGTTCCAGAAAATGCGGAAGTTAATCCATTCCAAGCTTCGTTAGCTTTTTTACCAGTATTATTAGCAAACTTGCCAAACTCAACAGCCGCACCATTAACAAAATTTGATACCCAGGCACCAGCTTTACTCAAACTGACTCCCATTGGCCCAAAGAAACCCTGGTCGGCCCCAGTCATACTATCATTGTAGGCTTTTGTAATCTCTTTAGACTTCTTTTTGGTTTCATCTTCTAGTTTACTAATATCATTAGTATTGGCTTTGACCATATTGCCATTTTCATCTTTATACTCCAAGGTTCCATTCTTAAGGGCCTTGATGGCTTCTTCGGTATTTCTATATTTTCCAGAAATAACTGCCTGAGCAGCAGCATTTGCGTATAACGCAGATAGCTCTTCATCCTTTGCCTTTTTGTGCTCTTCGGCGGCTTTAATAGAATCGTTCGTGACCTTGGTGAGGTTATCCTGAGAAAGTTTAACTTGAGAGTTAGCAGAGTCTAATCTTAGCCCAGCTTCATAAACAGCTTGTTGTGCTGATGTCATATTCTGATAGGATAATGCACTACTCTCTACCTGAGACTTTAATGATTGATAGGTTAGACCTCGCTCACGTTCTGTTTTTAATAGCTCATCTTGTGCTTGTTTTTGTTCTTTTATAGCCTGAATTTGTTGCAGTCCAGCGTCCGCTAGTGTCTTTCTTGCGTTATTAAGGTTTTCTTCAGCAGTCTGAACTTTTTTTGTTGCCTCAGAGAGTTGAGAGTTGGCAACATTCAGTGCTTTTGCTGAAGATTGCGCTTTTCTTGTAGCATCATCGGTCTGTTCAATGGCAGACTTAACGCTACCAAAAATAAATGCGACCCCGGCAATAATACCAGCACCAGCCAAAATAAGTGGATGAGCCATAATTGCCGAAAAAGCACCCAAGACCGCTTTATTCACGCCCGTAACAGCTGCAATTGTAGCGGCCTTAAATCCTGCTACGCCACCACCCGCCAACACAAACGCTGTTCCAAGAGCGCCTATTTTAGCGGATACGGCAGCCATAGCCGCAGGAGATGATAACATCACAGCGCGAAGAGTGATTATGCCTGCCCTAAGATCATCAATTGCATTCTTGGCTTTAATTGCAACTACTAACCCACCAATAGCGACGGATACACCGACAATGAACTCAGACAGTCCTTTGTTATTTGCAATATTTCTAAATGCATCACCTATGTCATTTAAAAAGGAAACAATAGCTCCACCTGCCAATTCTGCAAGTGGAATTAAGAAAAAATCAATAAACGGTTTAAGGTAAGCTTCCCAAACCGTTGCTAGTACTCTTCCCATCAGCCTGATCGCCCCACCTAAAGTATTTAAGAACGCAGGTAATAGCTCATTTCCGGCCCAATTGATAAAAGGTTTTAATCTCTCCCACACGTCAGATAAGATCTTTTTAGCAGGCCTAATGAACTTATCTATATCATCTCCAAATCTCTTAAAAGCTTTTCCGATCTTGTCGAAATTAAAACCTTTGAGGCCTTCTTTCATCTTTTCAAAGATCGCATTGACCTTATCAACACCCTTGGCTATATCAGAATTATCAAAACCAAGTCCTGATGTGTCATGACTTACGCTTCCACCTCCTCCGTTTCCTCCAGAACCTCCAGAACCGCCTGAATCTTGCTTAGATAACATATTCATTTCATCAAATCCGGCAAGTTGTTTCTGAAGTTTCTTAGCAGCTTTTGCGGTGTTTCCGATATCTTTTGTAGATCCTTGTGCAGCCTTGCCTACATTAGTCATAGAGTTAGCCGCTTGGCCACCAGAAGAAGCTACATTTTTAGCGCCAATAGATCCTAGGCCAAATAAAGCCCTTACAGCGTTGATAGCCGTTAAGACAAGCTTAATAAAGGCCGCTACATAGTTAGCTGCGGTTAGAACCACATCTTTAACAACGTTAAAGAATCCAGCAATATTAGACTGCCCAATCGCATCCATACAGGCAGCAATACCACGCACAATGGCATTTTGCATGTTAATAAACGAAGTAGCAACGCCACCAGTAGCTCCTGCTGCTTGCTGTTCGAATGAACCTAATCCATTAATACCTTCTTTATTAAGCTTCACAACAGCCCGCATAAAATCGTCCATTGAAGCCTTGCCACTCTGCAAGGAATCATAAAGCTGAGATGAGTCTGCATAACCCATAGCATTAGCAATCTGCTTGAGCTGGGCTGGCATAGCTTGCATTAAAGTCTTCCAGTCTTGTAGCTCTGGTTTACCCTTTGCATAGGCTTGCTGTAATTGCTCCATAGCAGAAGCTTGTAGTTGAGCGTCTGCACCACCGGCTAAAATAGCGTTATTTAACGCTAAATAGATAGCAGTGGAGGCTCTCAAATTGCCGTTTGTTGCGGTTAAACGCTGTACTGCAGTAGTTGCGGCATCAAGAGTAGTAGGTAGACCTTCGAGTTTCTTGGATAGATAATCAATTGAATCTTGTGAATCTTTAGTAGAGATCCCGAGGTTTTGCATGACACGCGGAAAGTTCTTGAGTGTGTCAAAGCGTTTAATTGCATCACCAGTACTGGCAGCAATCGCTGCCATAGCTTTTTGCGTGACAGCAGAAACAACGCCAATAATGGCTCCAGTAGCAGCCATCTTCAGACCCATGTTTTTAAAACCACCAGAAACTCCACTAGAGGCCTGTGAAGCGGCTTTAGAGATGTTATTGAGTTTTTGGTTAACCTTATCAATCTCTGCTTGGAATTGCTCGGTCTGGGCCTTGATTAAGACGTTAACCTCGTCTACTGTATGTGACATTATTGTTTCTCCTGTTCAATGTGCGCATTGATGTACGCATCAAGGTCTTCAGACCTGGTAAATACCCTGCTCGATTCTTCTTTCGCCATAAATGGTGATTTTGGGTAAGTTTTGGCGTGGAATGCCGCTCGTACATATAACCCGAGGGTATGGTTCATCTTGTCTTTCTCTGTAATTCTATCCCTATAACCATCTAGGCAATTCGTGAATTGTCCAATAGTTAGCTCCCAATACTCAGCTGGGTGAAGTCCAATCTTATAGGCTAATCGTTCGTTTTCTTGCCAGAATTCTCGGAAGCTGTGATAGATTCTACCGACTTCTTGAAGGCTTCTGCCATCATCCTCTTGTTCTCCAGTTCTTCCTCCATATCGGCTCTCAGTTTCTTCGCATCTATGTTCTTGCCTAAAAAACCAGACTCTGCAATACAAGCCACGATTTCAACAGTAGCTGCGCCAACGCCTTCTTTTTTAATGAATTTATCAAATTCTTCAATAGTTCCACCCCCTGCAATAAAGAGAAACATCAAATCAGAAACTGGCGGGATTCCATTAAGAGTGGATATTTTTTCTAAGAAATTTTCACCTT